TGAAACAAAATTAACAGAATGGGCTAATACGCCAGATGGAGCAGCTGAAGAAGAAGCTACATCACATGGTGAGCCATATGAGAATTTTGCACAAAGTGTTAATTTAAGTCTTAAACGTTATTTAGATGCAGAAGATATGAAAGTAGGCTTAAAAGAGCATACTGTAGCAGATATCAAAGAAGCATATAAAAAATCTAAAGGCGAGTAATAATGGATATTGCAGAAATACGCAGATTAAAAGAACTATCTGGTATAACAGAAGATAGAAATGATCAAGTCTTTTATCTAATGAAAAAATCATTATTAAGAGGCAAATGGTATCTTGAGAATGAAGAAATGGATCCAGAAATGGTTTCATCAGAATTACGTGATATTAACAATATGCTTGATGCTGTTGAAAATGGTATAGATGATATATCACTGGTTGGTCTAGATACAGCAGTAGACGAACAATACATGCATTTACACAGACAATGTGCTGCTAAGTTAAAAGGTGCAGTTTCTAATATATATGGAGTAGATCATGACGTTCTACCACTAGATGCAAAACCTAATCCAGATTCACCATATAATTCAGGCCAAGTAGAAGAATCATCCATTGCAGAAGAATTTGAACCGCACATGATGTACGATCCTAAAACAGGTGAAGGCAAACATGCAAAGGTTGAAAAAGATCATTTAGATATGAAAGCAAAAGGTTGGGGACACGATAAGCCTAACAAAGTAAATGAAGAACATAATATAGACATACTTAAAGCAGTTGCACAGCAAATGGAACAAGATGCTCACACAGGTGACTTTACTGCTATAGAAGAATTGTTACAAGATATACCACAAGAAAATTTAGAAGCATTTTTAACTGATCACAGAAGTAAAAATGAATACCCAGAAGAAAATATTCAACCAGCAGTAGAAACTGTTGAACAAAATGAGGAAAAAGGCAATGAGTAATTTAGACAGAATGATAGAACTTGCTAGCCATGGCACAAGCAGAGCTCAGGGCCAGGTTTCAGCAGAAAGAGAAATGAAAGACATAGCAGTAACAGAAGAACCAACACAAGAAGCAGTTGGCGAATTTGCAGATCCAATTTTGGATTTATGCGATGAACTAGGATGTGAGCCAGATCATCCAGTACTTGACGAATTAATTCGTTATTTGGATGCTGACACTATTAGAGATTTTGTAGCAGACTTCCGCAGACACAACGAGATGGATGCAGACCAAACTGAAGAATCAGTTACTAACGAAGCAACAGGCGTATGTGAAGACTGCGGTTGTGAAATTGATAACTGTAAGCCAGGTTGTGATTGTCCAAACGATTCACACGATGCATCAGGCGATCATTGGGTAGCTGAAGCAAAAGCAAAACCAGACTTTGCAGACATTGACGGTGATGGCGACAAGGACGAAGACATGAAAAAAGCAGCAAAAGATAAAGAAGATTTAGACGAAGCACAAAGTCCAGCACAAAAAGCTGCATTTGCAAAAATGCTAGCCTCTAAAGGTGGAAAAAAAGCTGATGAGTCTGATGAAACTGATACAGATGATAAAGAAGAATTAGATGAGTCTCCAACAATGGATACTACACAACTAATTAACTTAATGAAGAACTCAGGTTTAAGCGAAGAAGCAATTGAAACAAAATTAACAGAATGGGCAAATACGCCAGATGGAGCAGCTGAAGAAGAAGCTACATCACATGGTGAGCCATATGAGAATTTTGCACAAAGTGTTAACCTAAGTTTAAAAAGATATTTAGATGCAGAAGATATGAAAGTAGGCTTAAAAGAACATAAAGTTGAAGATATCAAAGAAGCATACAAGAACGCAAAGAGCAAATAGTTTCCCTTCTCCCGAAGTGAAATCAAAGCGGTGTAGTTTTAATTAGCTGCCCCGCTTTTTCTTGTATAAATAGTAGTATGCAAATACCTACATATACATATACCGACCCGTTTGATCAGACTATAGAATTTATAATACCAGCTCCTCACACAAATATCTGCATAAGCATATCCGGCGGCGCCGATAGTGCTATATTACTATATATGTTAATAAACTATTGTGAAGAACATAGGACAGATGCAGAAATACATGTTATAACAGCTTCTAATCCACTTAAAGGGTGGAAGAATGCTAAGTGGAGTACAAATGTTATAGATACAATACTTCATCTTACAAAAACAAACCTAATTAAAAGTCATCACACTGTTTACAGCAAACAAAATTCTAGACAAGAATTAACTAGTACTGAAAAAATGATACAAATTAAACATGGCATTACATTTACTATTGATGGCACTACTCAAAATCCAGCAGTAGAGGTTAGTGACACATTTGGACCACCGACATTAAAAAACCGCGATCCTGGACACGGCAGAAACATTTGGTGGACTAGTGATACAGGAGTAAAATATTTTATTCCATTTATGCACGTAGACAAACGTATGGTAGCACACTTATATAAACATTTTGATATGCTAGACGTATTATTTCCACTTACGAGAAGTTGTGAGTGGCACAATTCAAACACATTTGACTCTTCTAATCCAGGTGATGGACACTGTGGTCAATGTTGGTGGTGTAAAGAACGTGAATGGGCATTTGGGAGATTATAATGGCAGTTGATACTAAATTAACAAAAACCCCGTACAAAAAAGAAAAATATACTGAACAGCAAATCCACGAACTTGCGTTATGCTCTACTGATCCTAAGCACTTTATGAAGGAACACTGTTATATTCAGCATCCTACAAAAGGTCGTATGAAATTTGCTTTATATGATTTCCAAGAAGAACTAGTAGACATATATCATAACAATAGATACAGTATTAGTATGCTTGCACGACAAACAGGTAAATCAACTTGTGCAGCAGGTTATTTGTTATGGTATGCAATGTTTAATCCAGATCAAACCATTTTAGTTGCAGCACACAAGTACAGCGGAGCAAGTGAAATTATGCAACGTATTAGATTTGCTTACGAAACACTGCCTGATTTTATTAGAGCTGGTGTTACAGCATATAACAAAGGATCGTTGGAATTTGATAACGGATCACGCATTGTAGCACAGAGTACAACAGAAAATACTGGACGTGGTTTGTCCATATCATTAGCATACTTAGACGAGTTTGCGTTTGTTAGACCTAGTGTTGCAAAGGAATTTTGGACTTCACTATCTCCTACACTAGCAACAGGTGGTAAATGTATTATTACAAGTACGCCAAATATGGACGATGATCAGTTTGCACAAATTTGGCGAGATGCAAATAAAAATGCAGATGAATTTGGTAACGCAACAGATCAAGGTATAAACGGATTTGCACATTATCTCGCAACATGGGAAGTACACCCAGATAGAGATGAAGAATGGGCTAGCGTAGAACGTGGAAAAATTGGCGAAGAAAGATTTAGGCGTGAACATAATTGTGAATTTATTGCGTTTGACGAAACACTAATTGATAGTATTAAACTTAGTAACATGGAAGCTAGAGACCCGTATGCTAAAGCAGGACAAGTACGTTGGTATGCACCAATTGCTAAAGGTAAACTTTATATGATTGGACTTGATCCTAGTTTAGGAACAGGCGGAGACAACAGTGCTATACAAGTATACAGTATGCCCGGTATGAAGCAAATAGCAGAATGGATGCATAATAGAACTACAGTACAAGGCCAGATTAAAATATTAAGAGAAATTGCACAGTACATTGAAAGTGAAACTGATGGAGACTGTGAAATATACTACAGTATGGAAAATAATACATTAGGCGAAGCAGCATTAGTTGTTGTTGAAGAACATGGAGAAGAAAACTTTCCTGGTACATTCTTAAGCGAAACACGACAACATGGAAACTCTAAACGTTATAGAAGAGGCTTTACAACTACCCACAAAAGTAAAATCAGTGCATGTGCTAAATTAAAGCATTGGGTTGAAACAGAAAAATTAGAAATAGCAAGTAAACCATTGTTAAGAGAATTAAAAACATTTATAGCCAGAGGCAACAGTTATTCTGCAAAAGACGGCGAACATGATGACCTTGTGATGGCACTTAATTTAATTGTACGCATGAGCATGGAAGTATCAAAATACGAAGAAAGTGCGTTTGAATACTTAAATGATGACTTTGAAGACGGTGATGGAATGGAACCTATGCCATTTAGTTTAATATAAATGAAGGCAACGTTGATTATATATAAGTCTGGTCAATGTGGAAATTACATAGCATCAAACATATCGAGATTTATATTAGAAGAAGAAACAACATACTTTAAAAATGAATTTAATGAGTATCTTCATCTAAAAGGATACCAAATATCATTTGATGCAAATGATGGCAACCAGACAGACAGTACATCAGTTATTCCATCACACTTTAACACATTAATGAAAACACATGAGTCTGCTGATGGTATGAATCCAGGCTACAATATACAAAATTATAGATTAATGCTGAACAAAATAAAACGACGATATGACAAGGTAGTAGTAATCAATAACAATTGGAATATGTCTTGGTCAAACACCTTAGGTGCAGTTAAGAAAGATATGGTACTTAACAATCATTTATCAAGTGAAAAATTATTATTAGATCAATATGACACTGTTTCTGGAATAGATGAATTAAATGTAGCAAAACATTATGCATTTTTAAGTAGAACATTAAAAAACTTAGGAATGGACGTGTTTGATGTAGATTTTAAAGAATTATTAATAGATAAAAACATAGAATTATATAATGAGATGTGTTCATTCTTTAATAAACAACACTCGTTAATAGGATACAACAACCTGGCTAATTATGTAGATAAAAACATAGAACTAATGGAAACTCACGGTTTTATTATAAGTGAATAGAATAATCTGTATTTAGATAAATACATTAATAAAGGGAATACTATACAATGCAATTATCACAAGAAATTTTTAACATCCTAAAAGGGGCAAACATTAAACTAAAATTGTTTGATCCAGCAGGAAATAAAACATTAGATCCAGAATTGTCTGCAAGATTTTACGCATACGATCAGGACTTTCTTATCACAATACGTGAAGAAGACGGTCAAGTTGAACTAGTTGTACAAGCAGGAGCAAGTTTCAACTTTGACAAGAATAAGAACCTATTGAATAGTATCAAACGAGCAGGACACAACGCTATGGCAGAATATAACATTAGAAAATTTGATAAGAATATCGAACCAAAAGATTTCGCACACGAAACAGTATCCGAAGGATATGCAGTGGCAACAGGAAGTCTTAAAACAAGCTACATCCAATTACCAGAATCTACTAGACTTATAATTAGACACTCAAAAGGTGTTAATGAAGAAGTTAGAGGATCACGTTCACGTAATATACAATCTATGTTTATTGAGAACAGTGCAGGAGAAAGATTTAAATTCCCACACAGATATTTACAAGGTGCTAAAGCTATGGCCAAGCACGTAAGCATGGGCGGAACTCCATATGATGCAATTGGTGAGTCAATTATATCAATATGTGAAGAAGTATCGCAATGCAATCAATTTATAAGACATGTTCGTACAAATAAGCTAGTTAATGAAGGCAATGCAAATATTGTTGAAACTATCAAGCATAAGTTAAATGAACTGAAAAATACCGTAAAAACCTTACAAACTACTAGAGGTTATGATAGTTATGAGGCTCCTACAAGCACAATCGCAGAAAATTCCAAAAAAGAGGTTGACATATCCGATAAGTTTATGTATAATACATTTGAAGCTGCTAAAAATATGGACGCAGTTTTAGAAACAGTTGCTCGTATAATAAAGGAGAGAGATGGTATGACAGATCTAACTAAACAATATGTAATGAGGCTTTATGATATGATTAAAGCTAAGGAAGATTTTAAACTAACAATCAACCCTGACGATCCGGAACATCCTGATAATGAAGACCCAGTTAAATATTCAGGCGGTAATGGTGCAATGGCAAAATTAAGTTCTATGCTATCGTATCTAGCTATGTCAAGTAAAAATGACGAAGCGTTTAATATACTAAGCCACCTTGGCTCAGAGCTGTACGACTTACCTCAAAATCATGTCGTTATGCTTGCTAAGATTTGCAAATTCCTTGATGGAAACTACTCAGTAGAACCTAAAGCAGTTGCAGGCGAAAGTATTGTAGAATCAATTATGACAGGTTTACGTAGGAAAATTGCTTAAATAATTATTTAAATAATTTTCTGTAAAAAACGCTTGACAGTAGGCGTAATATGTTATATACTGTAAAGGCAATCAAAGGCAAAGTAACAATAATGTTACAAAACACAAAGTGGGACATGTAGTTCCGCTACAAATAAAGGCTAATATAGGAGAAACTAATAATGGCATCTTTAGCAGAAATCCGTGCAAAACTACAGGCACAAGATAAAAAGAGTTCAGGCTCTAGTAGTAACACAGGCGACAACGCCATCTTTACACATTGGAACATTCCAGAAGGAACTAGTGCAACACTACGTTTCCTACCGGATGCAGACGAAGACAACACTTTCTTTTGGAAAGAACGTCAAATGATTCGTTTAAGTTTTCCAGGTGTCAAAGGCGGAGACGAAAACAAACCAGTAACAATCCAAGTACCATGCGTAGAAATGTGGGGTGATACATGCCCAGTACACGCAGAAATTCGTCCTTGGTTTAAAGATCCAACTATGGAAGACATGGGTCGTAAATATTGGAAGAAGCGTTCATACGTATTCCAAGGGTTTGTACCACAAAGCGAATTAAAGGAAGATACAGTTCCTGAGAATCCAATTCGTCGTTTTGTAATCTCACCTCAAATTTATAAAATTATTAGTTCAGCACTAATGGATCCTGAATTCCAGGAAATCCCAACTGACTACGAAGCTGGTACAGATTTTACAATTAAAAAATCTACCAAAGGTCAATACGCTGACTATAGCACATCTAATTGGGCTCGTAGAGAACGTAGCTTAGATCAAGCAGAACGTGATGCAATTGCAACATATGGCTTGTTTAATCTAAACGACTTCTTACCTAAGAAACCAGATGCAGAACATCTAAACGCTATCTTTGAAATGTTTGAAGCAAGTGTAGATGGACAATTGTATGATCCAGCACGTTTTGGTAATTACTATCGTCCATATGGTGTTGATGCACCAGCTCCAGGCGCAGCTCCAGTAGCGGCACCAGTTGCAGCTCCAGTAGCAGAAGCAGCACCAGTTGCAGCTCCAGTAGCGGCACCAGTTGCAGCTCCAGTAGCGCAAGCAGCTCCAGTAGCACAAGCAGAACCAGAAATGGCGACAGCTAATGCAGGAAGTGCAGTACCGAGTGCTCAGGACGCTTCGATTAGAAATCGTAAAGATCAATAAGTAATATAAATTAGTGGGGGGAGAAATCCCCTCGCTCTTAACAGGAGAAAACATTATGGCGAGACCATTTGACGTAAGTAAATTCCGTAAAGCTATTACTAAAAGTGTACCAGGACTAAGCGTAGGCTTTAATGATCCTGATACATGGATTAGCACAGGAAATTACACACTAAACAAACTTATCAGCAACGATTTCCATAAGGGAATTCCACTAGGCAAAGTAACAGTACTTGCCGGTGAAAGTGGTGCAGGTAAATCATATATTGCTGCAGGTAACGTAGTTAAATCAGCACAAGAACAAGGCATTTTTGTTATCTTAATTGATACTGAGAACGCACTCGACGAAGCATGGTTACATGCACTTAAAGTAGATACTTCACCAGAAAAACTATTAAAACTTAACATGTCAATGATTGATGATGTTGCTAAAACAATTAGTGACTTTATGAAAGACTACAAAGCAGAATATGCTGACGCAGAAGATGAAAATCGTCCTAAAGTATTGTTTGTAGTTGATTCGTTGGGCATGCTACTAACACCTACAGATGTTAATCAGTTCCAAGCAGGTGATATGAAAGGTGATATGGGTCGTAAACCTAAAGCACTTACATCACTAGTACGTAACACAGTTAATATGTTTGGACAATACAACGTAGGACTACTAGCAACTAATCACACTTATGCATCACAGGATATGTTTGATCCAGATGATAAGATCTCAGGCGGGCAGGGCTTTATATACGCATCAAGTATTGTTATTGCAATGCGTAAACTAAAACTTAAAGTAGATGCAGACGGTAACAAAACATCACAAGTATGGGGTATCCGTGCTGCGTGTAAGGTAATGAAAACACGTTACTCGAAACCGTTTGAAAGCGTACAAGTTGAAATTCCATACGAAACAGGTATGAGTCCATTTAGTGGCTTAACTGATTTCTTTGAAGCTAAAGGCATATTAAAGAAAAGTGGTAACAGTTTAGAATACATTAGTCCTACAACGGGCGAAATAATTAAAATGTTCCGTAAGCCTTGGAATGCAAATAAAGATGGCGCATTAGAAACAGTTATGCGTGAGTATGACGACGACATAGTTGACGCAGTTGAAGAAGAAGTAATAGACACTGAAATGATGGAGGAAGCAAATGAATCTAACTGATGGAGATTTTGAATTTGTGTTTAACATGTACGATGAAGCACAAAACTTTATTAGCGACAAAGATAAACTAGAATTTGCAAATAAAACTATTTTGCATCTTGTAGACTTTGGATTTGATGTTAGACCAGCTACAAAAGAAATTTCAGACCATTGCGAATTTTTAGGAGAGGCAATGGATTTATATTTAGAATCTGAAGAAGAAGACGAAGATATCTTTGATGATGATAATCCAGACGATGAAGAGCTCGATTACTAATGAGCAAATGGTATCGTAAAGTTACAGCAAACTTAGGAGAGATAGTTTCGGCTATCTCTCATTTTGAACGAGAAATTGATGAAGCACGATTTGAGTGCAGTATGAAAGGTGTACTTGAGAAACATAGTAGAGAAATGCCTGGCATAGTTGAACATAGGTTTAATCAACTACAGGAAGTTGAAGCTATTTTAGAATTCCTCCATACAGAAATGCGTAAACTTAGATCCCAAACTTTTAGAAAATTCTTAGAAAATTACAATAAAGCACTTAGTTCACGTGATGCTGAAAAATATGTAGATGGTGAACAAAATGTAGTAGATTTACAATATTTAATTAATGACTTTAGTTTAGTACGTAATCAATATATTGGTGTTATTAAAGCACTAGAAGCTAAAGGTTTTCAAATTAATAATATTGTTAAATTACGAGCAGCAGGCTTAGAAGATATTTCATTATAATATAATTATCAAATAAAGGTTGACAAGCAAGACTTCTTGTTATATAATATACTTATAAATAAAATGTTTGATAATTTAACACTACCAGTGGAGTCTAAATTGAAAAAATCACAATATCCAAATAGTACTATCGTTGATGTAATGTGTGCAGCTATAGAAGTACACAACTATCAAGGCTTTATTCGCAGTGGTCAAGGATATACAGATCATAATCATGAAACCGGTGAATCAACAGTTATACGTGATAACAAAACAGTAATTGCTGAAGAATATTTGTCTACTGGTGCAAAGTTTACACAAGAACAACTTACAGCAGCAAATGCGTTAATTGACTCAATTAATGGTAAACTAATGATTAAGAAGATGACTAATAGTCTTAATAACTTTGAGCAAAATGTTGCAAAATGTCTTAACGAAGCTGATGTTAGTAAGTTTGGAATAAGTATTATTGCTAGTTTGCCACACAGTGTAAGTATTGACAAAAAGCGTGAAGAAGTAGAAGACAAAATGTCTACACTAAAGCACAGTAGTATATACTTTGGTGATAAAGGCAAACGCTATAATATTACAGTAGATGTATTAGATGTTAAATTCATTCAAAGTAGTAGCATATACATGATTACTACTGTTTACGCTAAAAAAGACATTATTAAGTTTTGGTGGAGAGATCAGCCAGATATTAGTGATATTATTGCTAATAAAAGCATCCAAATTAGAGCAACTGTTAACAAACATGAACTATCTAAGTACTCAAATGCTAGAGAAACCTTGTGTAATAGGGTAAAAATTATTGAAATATAAAGGTTGACATTATATATAAATTCGTATATTATTAGTACTAAGTTAAATAATAACAAAAAGGAGTTATATATGAAGAAGACTAAACAAGCAGTAGGAACTAAGTTCTTTAAAGAAGGAACACAAAACCAACAAATACTAGCTAAATTTTGGGGTACTGGTAAATCTTTTACTACAGAAGACCTAAGAAACAAGCTAGATATTGCATCTCCGGGTGCTAGGCTTTCAGAGCTTAGAGCTGAAGGTTTTAATGTTAAAGCTACTGCAACAACTACTGGATTAGCTGGTAGACAAGAAAATAGCTACATGATCTCACAAAGAAGAGTATCAGTATAATTATTAACTACATTTGGGCCCTAAATTTAACAGGGCCCAATTCTATGAATAAAAGATGAAAATAAAAGGTTGACAAGTAAGACTTCTTACTGTATACTAGTATAGTAATCATTAATAAAGAACAGGAGTTCACAAATGGCACATATGCAACTTAAGAAAGCTCGTAAGAATACTAAAGGCGAGACCATTGTTGAAATTTTACCAAATAACGTAAAAGATAATCCAAACGAAACAGACGATATGATCATGGAACGTATGCGAGAACGTTTCCAAATATTAGACGATATGACACAAGCGTCAATTGACGGTGTTGTACGTGGAATGGTTGTAACAGGTCCTCCAGGAGTTGGCAAGTCTTATGGTGTTGAATCAATACTAGAAAAGAATAGTTTGTTTGATACACTTGCTGGTAACAAGCTACGTTTTGAAACTATTAAAGGTGCATCAAGTGCAATTGGTTTGTACAAGATACTTTATAACAATGCAGATAAAAACAATGTGCTAGTTTTAGACGATTGTGATACAGTGTTATATGATGAAACATCTTTGAACTTACTTAAAGCAGCACTTGATTCATGTAAGAAGCGTAAACTATGTTGGAACACAGATAGTGCATTGCTACGTAGGGAAGGTATTCCAGATAGCTTTGAATTTAATGGTAGTGTAATTTTTATTACTAACCTTAAGTTTGATAATGTACGTGGTAAGATTAAAGATCACTTAGCAGCTATCATGTCACGTTGTCATTACTTAGATCTTACAATGGATACTACACGTGAAAAGGTATTACGTTGTAAGCAGATTGTTGCAGACGGCATGCTTAACGAATATGATTTTACTAAAGCTGAAGAAGAAGATGTTATGGACTTTATGATTGGTAACAAAGAAAAGATGCGTGAAATTAGTTTGCGTATGGTTACTAAGTTAGCAGATCTTAAAAAGAGCTTTGGTGAAGAAAAGTGGAAACGCACTGCTGAAGTTACATGTATGCGTAGGGTAGCTGTAAAGTAAATTAACTTTAATATAAGGTAAGAAAAGGTCCATCCGGGCCTTTTTTTTAATGAATAAATAATACTATGGAATTTCTACTCAAAGCAATCATTGGTGGTCTGGTTATAGCAGGTGTTGTAACTGCAGCACAACGTAGCAACCCAACACTAGGCGCTCTAATACTTGGTATACCGTTAGGTAGTGTTGTTAGTCTTATCTTTATGTATTACGCAGGAGTGGAGGTTAAAGTATTTCAACAACTAGCACAAGAAACAATTTACTTTGTTTTAGTTAGTTTGGTTTTCTTTCCGCTATTTGTTATTACATTAAATCATTGGAACTTTTGGTTATCATTGCTGAGTTCTATCTCAGTTACAATGATTGCATTATTATTTCTAAAATATTTCCTAGAAAGCAATTGACAAACACCCTGAAATGTAGTATAGTAGTACTATGAAATGTAAAATTATATTAAAAGATGAAGTTAACTGTAAAGTTGAAGGACTTGACGTTAACACTCGCAGAAAATGTGAGAAGGAATTAAAGTTCTTTCTTCCGTATGCGTTTCACGTACCAGCTTATAAACTTGGTAGATGGGACGGATGCCAAAGTTACTTTACAGTAGGTGGAGTATCATACATTAACCTGCTTGACAGAGTGTTACCTATTATCATGGAAGAAGGCTATCAGATTGATGTAGAAGATTTGAGAACTAATTACGAACTTTCATTTGACACAGTTGACGAAACTACATTTCAACATAAACTTTGGCCAGAAAAACATCAGATGGTAGGACAACCAGTTACATTACGTGACTATCAAATTGAGATTGTAAATAAGTTTTTAGACACCCCACACTGCTTACAAGAAATTGCAACAGGCGCTGGTAAGACACTTATTACAGCAGCTCTATCTGAACGTGTAGAAAAATATGGAAGATCAATAGTTATTGTACCAAATAAAGACTTGGTTAGACAAACTGCTGATGATTATGAAAACTTAGGACTAGACGTTGGAGTTTACTTCGGCGACAAAAAACAATTAGGACATACCCATACTATTTGCACGTGGCAGAGTTTAAACAGTATTAGAAAACGATTCCGTGATGGACTACAGGAATTAAGTTTATTAGAGTTTGCAGAAGATGTAGTATGTGTTATTGTAGACGAAGTACACCAAGCTAAAGCTGATGTACTTAAAGAACTGCTAACTAAAGAGTTTGCACACATTCCACTTCGTTGGGGACTAACAGGAACTATTCCAAAAGCTGATCACGAGAAAGTTAGCTTGCAAGCATGCTTAGGTGAAGTAACTAATAAACTTAGTGCAAGCGAATTACAAGACATGGATGTGCTTAGTCAATGTCACGTTAATGTAGTACAGATGAAAGAGTTCGCAATATACAGTAACTATCAAAGCGAGCTATCATATCTTACCACAGATAAGAAGCGTATGAAATATGTAAGTGGACTGATTGATAAAATATCTCAATCAGGTAATACACTTGTGCTAGTAGACAGGATTAAAGCAGGCGAGATAATTTGTGATTATTTACCAGCAGCAAACTTTGTTAGCGGAGCAATGAAGTCAACTGATCGTAAAGATCATTATGATGATATTAATGAAGGAACAAATGAGATTGTTGTAGCAACGTATGGAGTTGCAGCAGTCGGTATTAACATTCCACGTATCTTTAACTTGGTCCTAATTGAACCAGGAAAGAGTTTCGTTAGAGTAATACAAAGTATTGGTCGTGGAATAAGAAAAGCTGAAGATAAGGATAATGTACAAATATGGGACATTACGAGTTCAGCAAAATTTAGTAAAAAACACTTGACAGAGCGTAAGAAATTTTACAAAGAAGCTAACTATCCATTTACTATTGAAAAAGTAGAATGGGAATAAGGAAAATTAAATGAAAATATTAACAGTTGAAAATCAAACGTATGAGCTTGATGACATCCCAGATACTATAGAAGATTTAAGATATAACATTCTGGACTATAGTAATCCAGGACATATTGATTATTATTTTATTCCACTAGTATTCTTGGAAAGTTTTTATGCACCGGCAGCAGTATTGCAGATAGGGCAATACTCTATTACTATGCCATTGGATTGGAGCATTGTAATTTGCGACCCAGAAGTTGGAAATCCAGAAGTAATAAGTTTAATGAGTTTAAATGATAGAGGGTTTAGTGTGTTTGCATTTAATCCACTTACAGGGTTTACACCCAAATATATGGATGTTAACATAACAAACATATATACAGATGTAAAATGGTATGCGCCAAAGTTAAAGTTTGGACACTTACTAAATGTTCCACTACATGATGGACCAAACGCACCTTGTGTGCTGTTTGTAAAAGAAGCAAATAAATTACCAGATCAACTTGACATTAGTGAGCTTTGGTAGTACAATGAAGACTAGGATACATGTTAATCAGCATATTATTAAACGAAATGCAAAGTCGGGTGATAGAGAACCGGTGTTAACATGTAAAACATCTAAGAGCAATAACTATGCACACGAAGTTATTATTAAAGGCGATTCTAAAGTAATATACAGCCCAGACAAGCCATTGTCATGTGGTGCAAAAGTTTGGATAGAAACGGATGGAGAGGTGATAATTGTCAAGTAAATTAAACATTAAAGAAGAGATGAGATCTATTGATACTAAAGATAGAAGCTGGTACGATAGTCTCACTCCAGAAGAAAAGAAAAAAGTAGGCATATGGCTACTTATGCGTTATACTAGTAGTTGCGGTGATAAGATATTATCCGAACATTACTTAGAGTGGACTAACGAAGTTGTAAATGTACACTTTAATAAGCTACGTAAGCACCCGCAGTTGCAATATCAGTTGATGCAGCTAGTTGGACTAGGGAAGACTACATTCCACCCGTGGATAGCACCCGGTAAGTCAATGAAGAAAAGTAAAATACAAAAGTGGGTATTAGAAAACTATAGTCATTTAAATGATGATGAGATTGAAATCTTTATTAGCACAAAAACAAAAGATGATTTCGTTGACCTATTTGAAGAACACGGAATGGATAAAAAACAAATTAAAGAATTGTTGAAAAAGTAAAATGCACACATGCAACTATTGTTCTAAATCTTTTAAAAAAGAAAGCACGTTGGCTGTTCATTTATGTGAACAGAAGCGCAGACATATGCAAAAAGATGAAAAACATGTGCAACTTGGATTTAGATCATATCAATTATTTTATAAGATAGGCACAAATGCAAAAAAAGATAAGACATACGAAGAGTTTGCAAAGAGTCAATACTATATTAGTTTCTGTAAGTTTGGCTATTATTGTCGCGACCTTGGCATCGACGATGTTCCAGGTTATACAACTTGGTTAGTAAAGAACGGAGTACGACTTGATACATGGGGCAAAGACAAGCAATTTACTAAGTGGCAAAAAGAACGCTTAAAAAATGAATCAGTTGATAGAGGAGTAGAACGTACAATATTATTTCTACAAAGCTGGGCAGAAGAAAATAATACACAATACAATGATTATTTTAATAACGTAGCACCAAGTTTAGCAGTGTTTCATATTTGTAGTGGAAAGATATCACCTTGGATATTATTTACTAGTATTCCAGCACAAACGTTAATTGATAAAATGAACGCAGAACAGTTAAAAATGATTACAGACTATTTAGATGTTGATTATTGGCAACGCACAATGAGTGTGAATCCACAAGATAGTAAATGGGTAACGGGAATTTTGGAGCAAGCAGGAATATGAGTTACGAAGGACTTAACACAAACTTTTCATACGTAGATGATTTCGGTTCATGGCGTAGAAGAATTCAAGTTGAAGCAAGTAGTAGATGTAATCTATCATGTCCAGGTTGTAGTAGAACAATAGAACTTGGCATGTATACTCCAAGCGATTTAAGTATGGATAACTTTAAATTATTAGTTAGAGATGAAAACAATCTACACGCATTAACTTATAGTATGTCCTTAGGTGATCCTATATATGCAGGCACACTATTTGAACAATTGGAACACATAAAAACACTGAAAACAAGACCTGTATTGTTTTTTAGTACAAATGGAAGTGGCCGTCCTACTAAATGGTGGGAAAAGTTTGCTACATATCTTAATCCTGTTAACCCAATGAATTCTGCATTTCCAGGTGATGTTGTTGAATTTGCAGTAGATGGGTTAGAAGATACAAACCCTATATATAGAGTTAATGCAAAATGGAATAGTATTCAGAATGGAATAAAAACATTACGTGAGAACTATACTGGTCAATTAGTTTGGAGATATATTGTATTTGAACACAACTATCATCAAGTAGTAGAGGCACAACAAATAGCAAGAGATTTAGGATTAGATCAATTTCATGCTATACTTGGCGATAATAGAACTCCAGAACATATGTTATTAAAAAGCAAAACGTGGGAGGATGTATTAAATGATTTATCCTAAATGTAAAAACATAGTAGCAGGACAACCAGGAAATGCAATAGGTGTTAGAGCAACCGGACATGTAGTTCCTTGTTGTTTCTTTGGAAGTGAAACTGCATGGAATAATTTAAAAGATTTATTAGGTAATGATGTAGATAACTTACACGTTTCAACAGGTAAAACAATTGACGAGTTTAATAAAAGCTCAGAGTTTCAACGAATAGAAGAAACATGGAATGACCCATTTCAAGAGCCATTAAAAACATGTGTAGGTTCTTGTTCTAAGAAAGAACATATTGGTGATGTTGATAAAACATCAACTGGTTCAGATGAAAAGGCAAAGAAATTATGATAGTAAACACAGACATTGATATTGATACAGCAAATAGAGATAAGTTGTTGACGATATTAAACGGCACTCCGGCAATGATTGCTAGAGATAATAAACAAGTTAAACATAACACTGGTGTGTATTTCCATGAGATGCCAACACACCCGTTTACAGGATTAAGCACAATTGATCACAAAGAAGCACAAGCAATGGGCTACTTTAAGATTGACATTTTGAATGTTGGTTTATATAAAGATATTAAGACAACTGCAGAACTAGACAATTTAATGTCTATTGAACCAATGTGGGAATTATTAGAACATCAAGAAGTAGTTGAAAAGTGTTTTCATATTCATAAACACTTTAATATTGTTAAACAAATGAAGCCTACTAGCATTGGGCAATTAGCAGCAGTTCTTGCAGTTATACGTCCTGCTAAACGGCATTTAATTGGTAAAGATTGGGACACAATTAATAAAGACGTTTGGGTAAGACCAATTACTGACGAATACTTTTTCAAAAAAGCACACGCCCATGCTTATGCAGTTGCTATTGTGTTACAATTAAATATGCTTGCTACTGGCTTTTCTTTACAAGATTAATACTACGCCGCTTAATACGCTTGGTAATGCTATTGCTTAATCTTACTTCCGGACCAGCTACTACTTCCATTTGTTTTACATTAAAACTTTGTACACAGTGTGCAAAGCTCCATCTATTAATTAATGCAATGTTGATAGGTAATTTTCTATTCGTTTCCCACCACCATTCTTCACCTAATTCTAAAAATTTAAGTCGTTCTTTGTCATCCCGAAGTCTTGCGTAGACATATATGCTAGCGACATGACTATCTATGTTTTGAACAACACCTAGATATTCTTTGCCTGCATATTCTACTACTGTTAAAAACGGATACTCGTCTAAGAGTTTTTGATGTTTTGTTTGCATTACTTCTATTTAGCCGTTTTCATTTGGGTGATTTTGATAAATACAATACAGGAGTCAAACACATGTCAAATTACGGATCAACATATAATATTAACCAAGTAGGTGATCTTTTCACTTTACAGGATCATGGATCAGCACCAGGACTAGGCAAATATGCTAGTGCTAAAGGTACATCAGTTAATAGCCCATTAAATTACAGATTTTTAAAACTGTTTCGTGGATTCGACTCTCAGTTTTTCTTCTTTATTAAGAACCAAGACAGAAAGCCAATAATGCTACAAGGCGTTACAGTAAATGCATCATTTATTGACAGAAACGACAGATCAACTGTAGTAAGTAAAAAAGCAATCATAACAGATTATACACAAGGCGCTATTAAAGTTATTTTAACTGTGGGCGAAAGTGCATTATTTTCGCAAGGATTATATGACCTTGTGTTTAGCTACACAAATGACTTAGGGCTAGTATTGCCGTTATTTTGCGATACAAACATGCGTCCTAACTATACTGTTGAATGTTCTGAAGAAGGCGATGCACTTCCATTAACCACACAAACTAATAAAATCTTTACAGGTGCTACAGAAAATAATGTTACATATTATTACAGTAGCATGTTTAAAGCAACAGGTTATTTTAATAAACCAAACGGACTAATTACACTAGCTGTTTACGCAACAGGCTATACAGGAAACTTTTATGTGCAAGGCGCATTAAGCGAGAATCCTACTGAAAACGATTGGTTTGACATTACACTAGGTTCATATACAGAAGTATTCTTTCCGTACAATAGCTACACTGGCATTGATCCATGGACATTCCGCACAAATGTAAACTACATTAGAACAAAACACACTGCACCAACTGGAACAGTGGATCAGGTAATTGTTAGAGTATAAACACTTGACAAACTGACAGTTAGAGTGTAATATATACATATGACTTTAATGAATACCTACGTTAAAACTCTAATACCAGCTAACTGGCGATCTAGCCCTAGCGGCTGGATATCTGGCAATTGTCCAATGTGTACTAGAAATGGACAAGCTAGACCAGATACTAAAGGTAGAGGTGGGTTCTTATTTGATATAGATAAGTTTCAATATAATTGCTTCAATTGTCAATATAAAACTGGATGGAGTCCACAAAGTAAAATAACATTAAGGTTAAGACAGCTACTAACAACACTAGGCGCTGATGAAAATGATATTAATCGTATTCAGTTAGAATTGCTACGTGACCAGGATGTAGAAACATTATTAATAAAAACTGAAAAGCGTAAAAACCTAGTTATAGATTGGGACTTAAAAGAATTACCAGAAGATACTAAACCGTTCATGGAACACGAACCAGACGAAAACTGGATAACAGCCGCAACGTACCTCACAAATCGTGGGTTTGATATTGCAGATCCTAGATTCATGTACAGTACTAGTAAACAACATGGCAGAGTTAACAAACGATTTATCTTACCATTTACATACAAAGATAAAGTAGTTGGGTATACAGCAAGATGGGCAAGCGATACTATACCTGAAGGAATGCCTAAGTATTACAATCAACAACCTAAAAAAGACTTTGTATATGGACTAGATAGGCAGACAGCAGATAAAGAAATTGTTATTGTAACTGAAGGGCAATTAGATGCTATTGTAACCGATGGGTGTGCAATAGGTAGTAATAATATAAACGAAGATCAAGCAGATGTATTGCATAGCTTAAATAAACACATTATTGTATTACCAGATGCAGATGATGCTGGCAAGCTAATGTGCAGAGCAGCAATAAAACATGGATGGAATGTTGCATTCCCTGAATGGAAAGATTGCAAAGATGCATCAGATAGCTTGACAAAACACGGAAGATTGTATACAATAAAGAGTATACTAAATAGTGCGGTACATAACCCTACAAAAATTGAATTATTAATGAGAAAATATTGCAAATGACAAATAACACACAACAGCCTCAAGCAAAAGAATACACAATAGACCTACAACGATTGTTTGTTGAATTTTTAGCACAAGATAAAGACTTGTTTGCTAGAGTCAATGGAATTATTGATCCAATGTTTTTTGATAGAGAACTACGCAAAGGGGTAGAGTTTATACAAGAACATTCAATGAACTATAGTGCATTACCTACACGTGAACAAATCTTAGCAACGACAGGACTTGAACTCCAAGAACTTAAAGATGTAGACGACAGGCATCAAAAATGGTTTGTAGATGAATTTGAAACATTCTGTAAACACAAAGCATTAGAGAGTGCAATTTTACAAAGTGCAGATTTACTTGAAAAGGGTGATTACGGTCCAGTTGAGCGTATGATTAAAGAAGCAGTTCAAATTGGGCTTGCTAAACACATGGGTACTGACTATTGGGAATCACCAGCAGAGCGTATTGAGCGTGTGCGTAATGCACGTGGCGGAACAAGCACTGGTTGGAAAGATATTGATAATAAATTATATGGTGGATTTAACAGAGGCGAACTAAATATTTTTGCAGCTCCATCAGGTGGTGGTAAGAGTTTATTTTTACAAAACTTAGCATTGAATTGGTCTATTGCAGGATTAAATGTAGTGTATGTGTCGTTGGAGCTTAGTGAAGAACTATCTAGTATGCGATTAGATAGTATGATTACTGGTATGGATACACGAGCAGTATTTAAAAATGTAGATGATGTAGATTTAAAAGTACGTATGCAAGGTAAAAAAGCAGGCAAGTTGCAAATTGTACAACTTCCAAACGGTATTACAATTAACGCCATTACTAGTTACATGCGTGAATATGAAATTAAAAATGATGTTAAAATTGATGCAATTTGTATTGATTACTTAGACCTAATGATGCCAGCGCAGAGTAAAGTTAATCCAAGTGATTTGTTTATTAAAGACAAGTTTGTATCTGAAGAAATGCGTAACTTTGCAGTAGAACATGATATACTATTCGCAACAGCATCTCAGTTAAACAGAGCAGCAGTTGAAGAAACAGAATTTGATCACAGTCACATTGCAGGTGGGTTAAGTAAGATTCAAACAGCAGACAACGTTATTGGTATATTTACAAGTCAAGCAATGCGTGAACGTGGACGGTATCAAGTACAGTTTATGAAAACACGTAGTAGTAGTGGTGTTGGATCTAAGGTGGACTTAAAATTTGATATAGCAGGATTACGTATTAGTGATCTAGACGAAGATGACGATGGTGGAACAATGCATCAACCGAGTGCAATGTTTGAGAAAATTAAAGCGCAAAATAAAGTGTCACATCAAGAAAAGAATATTGCAGAAAATAGTGTAGTAGGAAATTCAATAGATAGTCATGACAAATTACGCAGTATGTTAAAAAGAAGCAATAGTTAGATAAATACTATATAGTAAATATTACTCGGAGAAAATGACATGAAAAAACGTACTCGTAGCTTATTAGAGGAAATCAACTCTTTAGCACCAAAGAAAGATAAAACTGCGATACTTGAAAGCAGAGGTAGTAATGCGATTAGTAGCATTATTAATGTAATGGAGATGATAGACCTACAGTTTGACGAAGACACTGCTGCTGATTTACAAAAACGTATCATGTTAAGTATCAAGAATAGAGATCCAGAACGCTTTAATCGCGGCGTTAAGAAAATTAGAGGCCCTAAATGAATATAAATGATATTGTAGGATCTAAAAAACGCAGACCTAGAAGTACTAGAGGCTTCAGAACAATACAAAAAGATCTATACACACCAAATTTACAAAAATTAGCAGAAGCCGAAGGCGGTGCTAGAATTCAGCACGTAGAAGACCTCATTCTGTGGGATGCTAGTCAAGGCGCTAAAAAAGCTATTGCTACATTACACCAAGTAGAACAACAACCAAACACAGTTACTATTAAATGGGACGGCTCACCAGCTGTTATGTTCGGAAGAAATGAAAAAGGTGAATTTGTACTTACTGATAAAAGTGGATTCGGTGCAAAGGGATATGATGGAAAAGCAACTAGTGCTGACGGGCTAAATCAAATGTTAAGCAATCGTCCAGGCGCAAATAATCCAGATGCTGAAAAATCACAAAACTACAAAAGATTTATAGGTCAAATGACTAGTATATGGGATAAAGTAGAAAGCTGTGTACCAGCAGATTTTAGAGGTTATGTACTTGGAGACCTACTTTGGTTTACAACACCAGAAATAAAAGATAACAAATATATATTTACACCTAACACAACAACATATTCAGTAAAAGTAGAAAGCGAAGTTGGTAAGAAAATTGCCAGTAGCGAAGTTGGTGTAGTAGTACACATGGCAGTTGGACTAGACGGCGAAAAAAGCAAAGTTGATATGACACAATTCCAAGAAGGCGCAACATTTATTATGCCGCCGGTAATGGTATCAAAAGCACCGGGTGTAGACATTCCAACAATAGACGAGTTAGAAAATTACTTAAATAAAAATGCACAAGCAATAGATAAATTGTTTGCAGTACCGCCAGAATTAAAGATGGCAGACTTTGGTAAAATACTTTATGCTTATATTAATAATAGCGTTAAAGCAGCTAATTTAGATAATCTTGGAAGTACTTTTCAAGCATACGTTGAAGGTAGTAAGTTATCAGAGCCTAAGAAGCAACGACTTATGGAATACATAAATAGTAATATAGATGGATTTAATGCAACATTTAATTTCATTAAAGGAATTATGAAAGTTAAAGATCAAGTAATTAAAGCGTTAGATGCACAAGACGCAGACGTTGAAGCATATACATCAGGCCAACGAGGCGGTGAAGGATATGTAGTAGACAAAGATGTTAAATTAGTAAATAGAGCAGGCTTTACAGCAGCTAATATGGCAAAGGAAAGATAATATGTTTAGTAAGAAATGTAAACAACATTTGTCAGATGTAAATATGACACGTTGGGAACATACTAAGTTTGCGGTTGGAGTTTTAGTAGAACTTAAAAAAGCAGAACTAGCACTATTATTGCACATTATTGTTCCACGTTGTTGTGAAACATATGCAAGCGATAAGATTGCATCAATGGCAAAAAATATGGAGAGACATGATGACAGATAAGAAATATACACTAGAACAATATTCAGCTATGCAAGGCGGCCACGCTATGCCCACTGAAGAAAATGGAACACAGTTATCATTTATTCAATCTCTAGGCGAAGCTCGTATGTTTAAAACAAAACAACAAATAAAAGGTGAAGGCGCAAGAAGCTTAACAGATCATTTATTTGTAAGTATGTTAAGTTTGTATTCTATGTCTACTGATTATAAAACTGCACCTCAGGTTGCAGCATATGCAAGACGAACTAATATGTATGGCGGGTTTAACAGACCTAGTCCAAGTGGAACAGACGTATATCAAACGTTGTTTACACTTAGCAAGCCAACAGGATTAGCTGATTCTCCAGCAGACAAATTATTACTTGCTAAAGTTAATTTAGACCAACGCAAAATAAAACAATTTATGAAAATGCTAGAAACTGGAAAAGTAAATCCTGGACAAGCATCTGCATTTCTTTATAAGCTAGAAAAACAATTAGCTATAACAGATCCAAAATTAAGAGCAGCAAGACGATTAATAGGTGACTGGACAACAGCATCTACACAACAGCGTCAATTAGCAGCTACACAGTTAAACAAATATTACAGAATGTCTGCTAGAAGAAGCGACTTAAATCCAATATTTAAAAAATTCACAGATGACAACGGACTAGTAATGGGAGCTAAAAAGAAACGTTCAATTAAAGCTACTATTGCAAGAAAAGTTGGTGCATTTGCTGCAGGTTATGCTGCAGGCTCCGTTACTGGTATGTAAATAATGACAACTAGCAACGTGGCTGTAGATGTTTATACTGTTTATACATTAATTGATATTACCGATTCTGGCATATTAACACCTAAGACTGATGTTACTGGATTCTTTCAAGCACAAAATTTAAATACATTTATACAAAGCATAGGCATCCGGTCTCAACCATTAGAGACTAGTGTTAGTATGGTAAGTGCAGAAGATGTAGAATTATATGAATTTGGTAAAGAGTTTACTGGATTACATGATATATGGATTATTACATTTAAAAGTGACACAGCAGAAGCTTGGAAAAGTGTAAACAATGATGTATACTTATTACAACAAGATTTAGATAATACACCTATTCATTCTCCATTGAATGAAACTGCATTTATTGCGGACGATATTATTAAAACAAAGGGTGTGTTAAAAAACACATACTTTAAAATTAGTCACAAGGCATAAATACAATATAAGTATAATGATATACTTATTTTAAATCAGCTCTTTTTAAGACGCTGCTAAAGATTGTGAGAGCAAAATATGGCAATGAATCAGTCAAGACTTGAGCGTGAAAATCTAGAGGCACATGTAGACTTATGTGCGGAGAGATATCGCGTGTTAGAAGAAAAATTAAACAGATTAGAATCCAAGGTTGACTCCTTGACAGATTCAGTAACAAAGATGGCAGAGAAACAAACATCTAGTACATTATCAAGTAACAAATTGATAATTGGAGCCGGAGCTACAGTAATTGCAGGATTGCTTTCAACTGTAGTGCTATTGCTAATTAATATGCAATCAGCAGGCGTGATTGTAGGTGGATAAGTAGTTATGTTACTAAATGAATCATACAATACTATTGTTTCAGAAGCAAAGGTAGTATTTGCTAAACGAGGAAATTCAGTAGCGAGAAAGTTTCGCTGTACTGTAGGCCCACGTAAAGGCAGAGTAGTAGCAAAACCAGGCCAATGTGCAGCTCCTATAAATCTTAAAAAGAGATTTATATTAAAAAGAACAAAAGCTGCAAAAGGCGCAAGAATGAATAAGAAGGCACAACGTACAAAACGATTGAGCCCAGCTAGCCGCATTGTAGCTAGATTAAATAAGTCGAGAGGATAAGGTAATGGACGTAACAAACAATAGCACAATTGATAGTGTAATAGACTTTGCGAATGCTAAGTTTGGAATGGAATTAACAAAAGACCAAGTTAGTAGCCAGCTACGAGAATTGTCTTTTGCTGAAACATTAAAACTCCTCAACAGTATTAAACAAGATGACAATGACGCATTTAGCCAAATTATTGATCTAAGTGCAGTAAGCGAAGGCTACAAAATTATGCCTCCAATGGATCCAAAATATGTAGAACGTGATGGCTTAGAAGGCCCGTTTACTGCATTAAGTGGTAAAGTTGTTTATTACGATCCAAAAGAAGGCAAGTATTACGATCCAGACACAGACATATATATGTCATATGATGAGTGGCAAGAACATAATAACGATCACCGCGGCATGAAAGATGAGCGCGATGAAGTTCCAGAAGCTAGATCAAGTGCATCAGACCAAGCGGCTAAAGCAGGCGCTTATAATGGTGGTAAGAGTTTAGCAGGCAAGGGTGATGGCAAAGCACACCTAGCACACAAACTAAAAGGCGATGCTCTACAAAAGCATAGAGATGCTGGCGTTGCAAAGATGGATGCCGAAGATGAAAAAGCAAGAGCAGCACAACGTGCTAAGTTTGATGCTATGAAAAAAGAAAACAACGAACAAATTAATGAAATAGATCCTAGCAGATCACCATGGACACAAAATGGTAAACATCCTGGAGCAATGGATGCAGATGAATTAAGAAATGAACTAGAAGTATTTAACGAACTAAGAGATAGAGGTGATTATTTGTCACCAAGAGAACTAGCTCAAGAAGATTCATTATTTGATTACTTAGAACAAATTGATGGCCCACAAGTTGACTGGGAAAACGAATCAGTTGTAGATAACCAAACAAACGAAGCAAGCGACGAATTAGCTAGACTAATACAGCTTTCTAGACACGGCATTGAATCAATTCCAGAAGCATACGGAACTATTAGTTCAGCACAACCAAGTAGAGCAACTATTAGAGCTGGAGACACTCAAAACAAAACGGCTAATAGACGTGCTAATAATATTAATCAAGATATGAACAGAGATGCAAAAGTTTCAAGACTTGGAGCAAACGGTGTTCCAGGTTATAGAAACCCGAACCCAACAGGTACAGGCGCATCGAGAGCCGGTAGTGCAGATCCAGATGATATACACAGATCCGAAATTGAACAAGTCGCTAGAGGCAGTCAGGATCAATCACTAACTAATGCACAAGAAATTGAACGATTAAAACAATTGGCAATGGGCGGTTAACAATGAAAAGCATTGAAACTCCTGGAGGCATACCAACATTTTTATCACTTCACGAATGTGAAATGTACGAGAACCTATTAGAACGTACATGCAAGGAAGATTTATCCGAGCGTGAACATTACCTAATTCAAAGCCTAGTTAACAAGAATATTGTTAAAAAGATAGTGGAGAATAACAAAGTATATTTTGAACGAATGAAAGGGAGCTTATAATGCCAACAGAAGAAGTACAAGGAATGATGGAAATTTTAGCTAAGTTAAACGAAGCTGAACACACTCCACCAACCGCATCACAAAAACTTAAAAATGAAAAAAACAAACCAGCGCCTACTATACTAGCAAGTGTTAGTAAAAATGCACAAGGTATGTTAGCAATTTTAGAAAAGTTCGACACAGCAACAAAAACTGTAGCGAAAGAAGTATTACAAGAATCACAAAATGATGTTGAATTATCTGTAATGAATAAAAAAGATAATACAGTTTCAGTTGGCGAGTACAAGGTAGTGTTAGAAAAAGCACATATTATACCAGGTATGTTAAAAACATTCTATAATATTAAAGAAGGAAACGAAACGTTGCATACACAAATTTCATTATTTGAAACAGCAATGGGTGTTGTAAAGGCTTTAATGTTTGATAAAGATTATAAAGTTAGCAGGCTGTTGGAATTAGACAATAAATATGCAAGTGCGTTAATTGAAGCAGCTACATATAAATTAAAGAGTAAAACGATTACAGAGAGTAATATGCTAGATATTGCAATGGCAAAACAAGCACATGCAGTTTCTAAGATGAAAAGCATAAAAAATCAAATCAAAAGCGCCCTTTAAGCATAAATACAATATATAATAAAGTAACTCTAGTGGGGGATATTAAAATGGAATTAAAACATTTACAAGTGAACAGTCTAAACAAATTGGATAGTGTTCTCAAAGAAGTATTTGGTACAGACTTTAACTTTAGTGCAGGTAATGCAAAATTAACTAAAGTAAAGGCAGTAACTGAAACAAAGATTAAAGCACTACGTGAAAGTGGCGTAGAAGTAAACAACAAGCAATACCAGAAGTTATTGCTAGTACTAGAAGGTATAAACACAGCTATGAAACAAAATACAATTATGGAAAATGATTTAGACTCGGCGGAAGTCCTTTTAGCAGCGAAGCAAATGGCAGACGATTTACAAAAGATGGCAGAGAACTTAGCCAGCATGCAAGTCGAAGAATTAATGAGTATTACTAACGCAATGAAAGAAGAAGTTGGTATAGCAGAAGCAGATGCATTTAATGTATCAGCAGAAGCAGCTATTAGTTCAGCTCTTGAAGCAGTTAAAGCTGCAAATGCACAGGTTGCAGATGCAGTATTAGTAGCTCAAGGCCAAGCACCGGAAACAGACATGGGTATGGATATGGAACCAGCAATGGAACCAGAACTAGACATGGATGAGCCAGCAATGGACATGGAAGAGCCAGCAATGGACGACTTTGAAGGCGCAGACGCTGCAAGTGCAGAAACAGACGAAGACGGCAGAGAAATGAAGGAAGATGCATATCTTTCAGCACTACGTTTAGTTAAAGAAGCACAAGCAAACGGAATGGTAAACAAACAAGTCTTAAAACAAGCATTTGCAGCACTAAAGAAGTAACGCAATGAGATATGCAGATCTTTTCGAAATCACGCAAGTAGATTCAAAAATTATTGATCTACTTTCGATTTTAAGCAGCGAAGGAGTTGAAAGCATTCCACTCGATGCTATAGTCACAGAACTATTAGCAACTGGTGTAGACGTTGACGAACAATCGCTTTTTGACGAAATGCAAGACTTGCCTATCGTTAATAATATTAAAGACGGCATAGTTTATTTTAATACATCTAGTATGGATGCATCAAATTTAAACAAAGTAGACCCAGAGAAATCTAAAAGTAAAGTAAAAGCTATGGCTAAAAAGCAAGTTAAAAAAGGGCTAGATAAATGAGTGTAGGATTAAACGCAGCGCAAGCAAGATCAAAAGCATCACAGGATATGATTGTGTATAAAGAAACACAATCTATAATGGAAGCTATTATTACGCAAAGTGCCTTAGGTAAATTTGAAGCAACTGTTGCAGATGGTACTACAATGACTGTATCTACTCCTAGTATTAAAAAGATTGCCACTGTAAACAACCCCACAATTACAAATGGCCAAACACTTATAATTGACAGTAATACAATAACACTTGGGACAACAGGCTTATCATTAAATGCAATAATTGCAGATATTAATGATGCAGCAGTTACAGGCGTAACAGCATCTAAGGATGCAGGCTACTTAGTATTAACAATAGAAGATGCAGCAGGCTCAACATGGTCATATGAGATAGGAGCAGGCACTGCAAATACAGCACTTGGATTAACACCAGGTACTTATTCATTGCCAAACCCAACAAGCGTAAGTTATTTTACTGTTTGGCAAGGAACTTTAGAAGATAGAAGTATACTTAACCAAATGAACCAAGTAGTAAAACATTTTTCAGACTTGGGCTACAAACTAGAAAGATTAACAAATTCATTAACTAATAGAACCATTAAATGGTACGTCTATTGGTAAATGTTAGTTCCAGTTCATAAGCATATTATACTTAGGATTGAAGCAAATAATCCACCAACCGCAGACGAACTAGCTCCATGGGTTACTAACTTAGTAGATAAAATAGGCATGCAAATACTAGCAGGCCCTATTAGCGCAGACATTACAACTATTCCAGGCAATTGCGGACCAACATGTGTATGTATTATTGAAACATCACACATTGCTTGTCATGTATGGAATGAATCAAACCCAGCACTAATACAACTAGACGTATACACATGTGGACCTTTTGATCCACAGGATGTAATAGATCATATTCAAATATGGGAACCAACTAAAGTAGAATATAAATACCTAGACAGAGAATTTGGACTAACAGAAATAGAGATTTAATATGAAAATTGCGTTTATTGGCGATAGTTACCAAGCATACGAGCAAGATGCTACATTTAAAAATAGTTGGACTTATCAGTTAGCACTTCTATATCCACAACATCAGTTTTCAAACTACGCCTATGGCGGAAGAGGATACGATTACTACCAGTGGGCTTTACTAGATGCAAAACGAAAAGGAATAGATGTTGTATTTGTTAATAGGACATTCAATCATAGAGTTGCAATCATGTCAGTTGACGAGAAGTTTGGATTTATAATTAAACAAATTTTAAATGGAAATTACACTCTCCTTCACCCTCCAGCACATTACTGGATATCAGCTCACCAATCCGGCATAAATTCCGAGCACAACATGAACATGGAAGTTCCACCAAGTGTAAAAATGGCTATATATACTACACTGAAAACAATAATGACATCGTCTCAAAAACATGATTATAATGATAAATGGTTTGATACCGTACATGAACTGTATAATTTTAAACATATAATTCCACTTGAATTATTAAGATTAGATCAGCCATACATTAATGCAACAGATAAACTATGTCAAGCACATGGAGTAGAGATAATGAATATAGAGAAAGGCACTATGTACGATGCAGGGCTCACAGTTTCACCTGATGATGATCATTGGAGTCTAAAAGCACATACTTGGGTGTTAAATAATTACATATTAACACAAGAAACCATTG